CTCTAATGATAAAATCACCCGCGGGCGGGTCTTCATCATCCAATAAGGCAATAAAGATTGATGCGAGTTCCTGTTTTACAATGGACTCCGACTTTCTATGAATGTCAAGTTGAGATTTGAAGATCTTTCTCTTCAACTTCCCGAGGATTGAGCGTTTCGTTCCAAGGGTTCGGTCGAAGATATGACCAACCTCAGTTGGGGAAAAGTTCTCCCCCTTCCAGATACAACGCTCCATTAGATACTTTTTGAATTCCTTACCCAATGGGTCTGGTAGTAACGTTTCATATACACCCGTCTTTATAAGGACGAGCGACAGTACATGGAAAGGTACGTGTCTGGTCGACACAAAACCAACATCAGAGAGGAGCTGTTCATCCATCATTTCGATGAATTCGAGATCATCTCGACATATGGTCTTCTGCTCTCCAACACGATCAACGGTTGAAAAGAGTTCATTGTACAATCGTTTTGACTTGTGTGGTATGATGACACCATGTAATGGCGCACTTCCATCCCACAGTAATCTAACGAAATTCGCGCGACCTTCAAGCGAAATTCCACATGGATTTTCATCCAGGGAAGAGGCATGAACAGCAAAAGAAGCTAGCTGTTCGGGAGTGGTGATCCGTTCTGGATCATTCTCAGTGCCCTTGAAGAGCCGGAAACAGTAATTGTCTGCGGTGGGTATAATAAACTTCCGAGCTAGGAATGTTGATTTGCGAGTAATTATATTCCCCGCAAACTCCCCAGCTTTAATTCCAGTGAGTGTTTTGGTTAGACTCACAGGAACGGTGAGCTTATCCATAAGGTTGCGATAAGCCCAATGAACGAGTGAATTGGAGATAATCACATCGTCTCCGAGAACTCGGAATGTATCATTGAGCTTAAAGCGAATCTCGATGCTTCGCAATACCAGGCCATGCCAGAGTGCGAAGGCTGGAAAACTTGGGTATAACCCAAGTGGCTGTCCTTGATTCCACCGGATATAAAAATCAGCGGATTTTTCAACACCGTCTGTCTCTGTTGGATCATCGTTTTGGGCGTTACGGCATAGATTGCCTTGCTTATTCACTTTGATTTTAGAGGCGATGTGTCGTGGTACAAGCCAATTACCTCTCGATATGGACTCGAAAAGTTCAAGGTCTTGAGGAGGACATTCCAACCAACGCAAAACTCGTAGCGTGCTGGAAAATGGCATATTATTACTAGCATCACTTATGTCTACTGACCACAACCGAGAGCCAGTGCGCAATTTCTCTTTTGCCCACTTAACTCCTGCCATTTGGTTGTAAGTACAGTCCCAAGGGCAGTTCTTCAGTAATTTGAAGAGGTATTTTCCAAGAGCGCGTAATCCTATCTGGTAAACCAGACGAGGACTGGCAATAAATCTTGCCTTCATACCACGCTCCTGAATAACACCTATCCTGCCTACATATGGATCTGGATGATCGAGGTCTTCTGGAATATCAAGGAGACCAGGATAAAT